GCTTTTTTTATTTCTTTTTCGGCAAGTTGTATGTATAACTCTAAATGGTTTTGACCTAATAATTTTATTATTTCATCTCTTTCTAATATATTTTGCATGTTGCCCCCCTAATTCATTTTTATAGAACGTTTGTTCTATATATTCTTTATCTATATTATATACGATTTTTTATAATATAGCATTTAAAATGTTCCGAAATACTTATAATATATATTATACTACCAACTAATAAATAAAAAGAGGTATTTTGGCATTTTTTAGTATAAAACTCTGTATAATATGCTACAATTTAAGAAAAAATATTAAGGGGTGATATTATGAAAAAGAAAGCAATTATTGCGGTATTAGTTATAGTAGTTTTAGTAATAATTATAGCTGGTATGCCTGGTTTTAAAGCTGGATTTAATGCGGGATTTAATGCAAAATAAAAAAGGAGAGTGGGGAGTTATGAAGAAAATATTAAGTATAATGCTATGTATTATTATGTGTGCTGGGTTTGTAGGATGTTCCAGTAGTAGTTCTAATGACAACAAGGGAGAATATACTATTTTGCATGGCGAATACCTAGAATCAAATGAAACAGATGACAACGGATTAGTAATAAAGGTAAAAATTAAACCTTCTACTACTAATAAATTAACTATAGACCAAAATGGTTATAATGTAGAAGATCTTATAAAAAATCAAGGATGCGATAAATACGACAAGATAGATTACTGGGCTGTTGCAGATATGGATAATGGCAAAGAAGAAAAAGTTGTATCTTTTACATTAGATAAAAATACTATACAAGGTATAAAAGATGGAAATATAGTAGCCAATGAAATAGTAAATACATATGCAAATGATGTATACATACATCAAAGTTTAAAATAATATTAATAATATAATAAACATCAGGGCAGTTAGCAGCTGCTCTTTTTAATTGAATGACAAGGAGGACCACCAATGAAAACATGTATATACCTTAGAAAATCTAGGGCTGATGAAGAACTAGAGAAAAAAGAAGATGTTGATACCCTAGCTAGGCATAGGAGTACATTATTAGAAGTTGCTAAAAAGCAGGACCTTAATATAGTTGAAATAAAAGAAGAAGTAGTTAGTGGAGACAGTATTGCGAAACGCCCCAAAATGATACAACTATTAGAAGAAGTAGAACAAAATACATATGATGCTGTATTGTGTATGGATATAGATAGACTTGGCCGTGGAGATATGCAGGACCAGGGAAGAATACTTAATACATTTAAAGAAACTAATACACTTATTATTACTCCTGATAAGACTTACAATCTAAATAATGACTTGGACGAAGAAATGACAGAATTTAAAACATTCTTTGCACGCAGGGAATTAAAAGTAATAACTAAACGTATGCAACGTGGTAGAGTTAAATCTATAGAAGAAGGTAATTTCATAGGCTCAACAGCCCCTTTAGGATATAAATTTAAATATGATGAATATGGTAAAAGACATATGATTATAGATGAAGAAACTGCTCCAGCAATAAAACTTATATTTGACATGTATTTAAACGGTGAAGGTGCTTATAAAATAATGAATCATCTAAATGCTTTAGGATATAAAACAACTGCTGGTAAATGTTTTACAGAATGTGCGGTTAGAAGGATTATAAGAAATAGAACTTATTGTGGATATGTGACTTGGTTTGAATATAAGAGAAAAGGAACTAAAACAAGAAAAAACAAAGGAAATGATATGATAGTATGTAAAGGAAAGCACAAACCTATTATATCGGAAGATGACTGGGAAAAAGCTCAGGAAATAAGAATAAATAATCAAATACCCGCTAAGAAAAGTGATAGAAAACTAATTAATCCATTAGCTGGTATAGTAAAATGTTCTAATTGTAAACATACAATGGTAGCATCTTACTATACAGGCAAAGAAGGCCCTGTACTTTATTTGCGTTGCAAACAATGCTACGAGGTTGGCTCTTCTAGGCTAGATCTAATAGAAGAAGAAATCATAAACATCCTAAAAATAAAATTAAAAGAGATTAAAGATGAATTAGATAATACAGAAATAGAAGATAGAGAAAATAAGCAATTAGAGATGTTACAAAATACTTTAACTACTTTAGATAAAGAAAAAACAGAACTAGATAAGCAGAAAAATAAATTACATGACTTGCTAGAAAGAGGTATATATGATGTAGATACTTTTTTAGAAAGACAACAGACTTTAGCAAATAAGAAGGAAGAAATAGAAATAGCTATAAAGGGTACTAAAAAGTTATTAGAGGTAGAAGTTAGTAAGGACATTGATTACAAGGAGTTAGCAGAAAATATAGAGTGTGCTATAGAAAGTTATGAAAATACTGATAATATAGAATTGAAAAATAAGGCTTTGAAAACTATTATAAAGGAAATTTTATATAACAAAGAGAAAAAGAGATTTGCACAATTTACTTTGGAAGTTAAATTTAGAATATAGGTTATTCTACAGGTATCATGATACAGATTATTGTTTGTCTGTCCCATGATACATGTAGAATTACCCCATAAAAACATCTTTATTACATTATACAATAAAAGGCTAAGGAAAATAACTTCCCTAGCCTTTTAATCTATAACGCATAATCATAATTAAATATTTATTATAAAATCATTTATTGTCGATAATTTATTGGAAAATATTCCTAATATGTTATTGTATTTTAAATGATAACATGATAACATATAATTAGATAGAGAGAAAGGAGTAAAAATGAAAAGAAGTTCACAAAAACAGATATTAGTTAGAGTAGATGAAGAGACTAGAACTAAATTGAAACTTAAAGTCGTAAAAGAAAATACATCTATTCAAGAAGTTTTAGAAAAAGCTATACATGAATATCTAAATAATAATAAAGACAAATAAAAAGATATCCCCCTACCGTCCAAAGTAACAGGATATCTTCCAAAAATAGAGAACTTATAAAAACTTCTCTATCATATTATAAATTCTCTAAAGATAAAAATCAATAGGAGGTTAGATAATATGAATGAATTAATGGGTTTTGAAGGAAACAAAGTAGAAGTATTTGAATTTAATGGTGAGGTTTTATTTAATCCAAAAGATGTAGCTAGATGTTTAGATATAGTGGATATAAACAGCACTATTAGAAATTTTAATGAAAATCAAATAATAAAATTAACCAATAAAGATTTAGATATGCATAGTATGCACATCCGAAAATTAAACAATGCTGGCGAAAATTTCTTAAAAGAAGCTGGAGTATATAAACTTATATTTAAATCAAGAAAACCAAGTGCAGAAAGATTCCAAGATTGGGTTACAGATACAGTGCTACCTTCTATAAGAAAAACAGGGGAATATTCAACTAAAGGCATAAATAAAGACGATTATATAAAAGAAATAGATATAGCAAAAGCAGAATTAGAGTTAACAGAAATAACTGCAAAACTTTTAAACCTAAATGATAGTAGTAAACTTTTATTAGCAACTACTGTGTATGAAAATCACAATATACCAACTAATATATTGCCACAATATACAAAATCTGAAGGTAGAATATTACCAGTATCAGATTTATTAAAAAATAATTATATAAATATGAGTGCAATAGCCTTCAATAAATTGCTTGTTGAAAAAGGTATTTTAAAGGAATGTACAAGAAAAACTTCTAATGGAGGAAATAAGAAGTATAAAATGCTAGTTGATACAGAATGGGGAGAAAATCTAGTTAATCCAAAGTGTCCAAAGGAGACACAACCAATGTATTATCAAGACAAATTTTCAGAATTGCTTAAAATAGTTTTATAATTAAAATAAAGAGGAGGATTAAAATGAAAGAAGTAAAAAACCAAAATAAAGTCAGATGCCCTAAATGTGGCAAAGAAGCAACATTAACAAGTCATGCAATGATTTCTGTATCATATGCTGTATTAAGTATATTAGGATTAAGTGTATCTGTGTGGATACCAATTGTAGGGTGGATATGTGCACCAATTTTCTTAATAATGGCAATTGTATTTTCTCTACGTGCTATAATTACAAGTGGTGCTACAATAAAATGTAATCATTGTAATAGCGAGTATCATCTAAATAAAGATGAATATAAAGAATATAAACATTAAAGTAAATAATAATATAAAAAAAATAAAGGCTAAGGAAAATAACTTCCCTAGCCTTATTTTATTAATAATAGTGGTACTATAGCTGTTGCAAATAATACCCCTAATACAAAGTATCCTAGTCTTAATAACATATCTATCTTCATACTCCTACCTCCTTTTTTAGGAGTATAGGCCTATTATTATACTTTTATACTTATTTTTCAAAAACTTCTACATATTTAGTAGATGCAGTTATATAAACACCTGATTTAAGCTTATACATATGAGTTGAGCATCCTGTATCTGTTACCTCTTCTGCTACTGTATAAACTCCACCAGCAGGTACAACTCCAATTACACTTTTACTTGTGAAATCTGCCGTCTTATGCATATTTATATCTTGCAATATTCTTACATATAACGTTTTGTTATCACCTGTTGTGGTTTCAGTTGTATTATTAGATCCATATTTATATGCTTTTAAAAGTGGGTAGAAATTATTTTCAAAGGCTTTTCGTGTATTTCCAAATCCCATAAAATTAGTACCTGGACAAGTTTTTCTAGATTTCCCAGCAATATAATCTCCTAAATAAGTGCCACCACTTGTAAACCATGCATGCGGTCTTATATATGTAGAAGTCTTAGGTAGTTTAAACTTATCTGCAAGTAATGCAAATACGAATATAACTGCTTTTCTTTGTTCTTCTGTCATTATATCGCAGTCTTTATCAAAATTGCCATATATTTCGACACATATAGCATTGGTATTCCAGCCTGCTATTCCTATAGGAGTGGAATTAAGATTTCTACCAGTGGTTACTTTACCATTAGGGAATATAGAAAAATGTTGTGCTATATAATGCCCGTATCCATCAGGACTATTCCATGTAGTTTTGCCATAAGAATCTAATGCTAATGTTCTTCCCAACTCCCTATTATCTCCATATACTCTTTTGTCTGTAGCTTCCCAAGTAGAATAATCCGGTAACGCCATATGATGTACTTGTAGTTTATTTATTGTTCTAGTTGGATGTTGTTTATCTAACCATTCTTTAAATTCTTTTTCAGTTTCTAATAATGTAAATCCATTTTGTATTTTCATCTTATCAAAAATCCTTTCTAAAATAATAAAGTGCTTAAAAAACGACCTTGCAGTTAGCTTTCTAAGCACTTTCCGAAATATTTACCTTATGTTTATACCTATTCTTATTCTCCAATTCCTGGAGTGCTATTATTTGTAAGTATACCCATAGCAACTAAAATTGTTAAAACTGAGTTTACATAATCTTGAAAATTAGCTGGTATAAAGTCCAAGTTAAATTGCTGAGCAGTTAAAACAATTAAACTAACTACTGATACCCAAAAGTATTTATTTTTTACTTGTTGTTTTAAATTAAATTTCATCTCATTACCTCCTATTAAAAAAGATGATTTTGTATTACATAAAAGAAAAAACTAACCAATGCTGTTATAATTGCATAAGTTAGTTTGTTTAAATTTATTGCTAATTTATCTATGGTGCTACATAAATTATCTAATTTTACTGTCATTTCTGCTTGTCTATTTTCTAATTTGTCTAATCTGTCAGAATGTGCGTTTATCCTTTGTTCATGCGTTTTTACTTTGTCTTCTAGTAGTTCTTCATTCATAAGTAGTTCCTTTCTTATATAAAAAGAGCAGCTAAATTAATAACTGCTCTATGATCTTACCTATTTGACTTCATCTTTAAATGGTGTACCTTTATACTCCACCATATCGCAAAACTAAGTACGCAATATTTTTAAATTGCGAACTAAAGTAATAAATGTTTTCTTAGTTCAGTTAAAAACATTGGTGCAATAATTTTTTTATGTGCTAAATTGTTAGGGTGTCCAAATGATGTTTGAGTATCATAATTCGTTCCTGAATAATCTGTTGTATACGCTTGTGCATATATTCCATTATTCATTATTCTATAAAATCCAGTAGAATCAAACATATCATTGTATGGAATATGTCTATCATTACATACTGCAATCAAAGCATCTCTAACATTTTTAAAGTAAGTTTGATTTACTCCATAATATGGCATAGCTCCAAATACTATAATTTGTGCTTTAGGAACTCTATCGACTAATGCATCAAAAGTTCGATTTAAATTCGCATAGAATGTATTTTCTATAACACTTTTAGAATCATCATATGTATCAGATATAGTGCCTATTTCTTTACACAAAGAATTGTATTGATTATTTTTCCAATCATTAACTGAACCGAATATAGTAACAATATCACAGTCTGTATCTAATGTTAGTATTCTATCATAATAAGTGTCATTAGTTGAATATCCTGCTGTATATCCCGTTCCACCTTTTGCTAATTCTTGTATTGTTATTCCAGTTTTTTCTTTTATAATTTTATGATATTTTGTATCAGCATTTATACTAGAATCTGATAATGACTCTCCTACGACCCCCCATTTTAATCCTTCAAATTCTTTTGTAGGACTAGAAGGTGTCGCAGTTCCAATATTTTGTTTCTCTGTATATTTCACATTTTTCAATATTACAGATGTGGGTAATACATCGGCAGTTACATTAACATAACCCCCACCAATTACATTAATACTTGTGTCAGTTGAAGAATTAAATGTATCTAATAATGAATTATCTGATTTATACGATTTGATTGTAAAATCATTTGAAACAGTTTCACTAGGAGTATAAGTTCCTAAACACCAATTATCACCTATTAATTTTTCAAATTCTTCTAATGTAGGCTCATTTCCTTCACCATAAAGTGTTGTTAAATCAATTTGTAGAGGTTTTTTCATATAGTATGTGTCTGTACTATTCATTGTTTGAATTGAATATCCTAAATAACAAGCGCCAGAACTATATGTAAATATTCCAGAAATTTTTGTATACTCATTAGCGACATTAAAAAAGTTATTTGTTGTGCCACACATAGCTTTACAATCAGTTGCTGTAGTTTTTAACCATATAGAACAATAAATTTTATGATTTTCAGATAAACTTGGTAATTGATATCTAAAATATCCAGTAGTATCAGTTCCATTCGCACTATATTCCAATTCATTTTCATTTAAACAAGTCGTATTTTTCATATATGTGGTTTGTCTCACTGTACTTGTAGTAATCATATTGGTAAAAGCTGGAACTTGCATTATAGTACCTTTTATAAATTCAACTGTAACTTCTTGTTGTTGTGCGGTAGTTGGAATAGCTGTGTTATCATTTGTTAATACTGTTATATCTTTTGTTACTTCTACATCTGTCTTAATATTAGAGATTTGTTTCGCAATATCTTTAAATTGTGCATCAATCTCTTTTCTTGAGTAAGTTTCAATTTTTTTATAATAATCACTAAGATCTCCTGTCACTTCTCCACCTCCTGCGCTTCCATCTGAAGAACTACTTTCTCCTATACCTTCTCTTACATCTGCTAACAGCAAAAATGCACTAACTTTAACAGCATCTTTTTCTATAGTGAATAACATTTTTAGCGTTCCTGCTACCTTTGTTATAGAACTATCCATAACTGCATCGAAGGAATTATCATGTATATTTTCTATTACACCATCGTTTATTATTTCTCCGTCTGCTCTTTTATATTTGGCAGTAATAGAGCAACCAGTAAGTTTAACTGGTTGCCCATCTTCATACACATTTATTTTAATTTTATTACCCCTGTCTCCCTGTACTAATTTAATGGATTGAAATTTCTCTTGTTTTAGATCACTTTCTATGTCATAGTCTCTCATGTTGCCACCTCCTAACTATTTAATATATTCCAATAAGTTGAACTACGTATATTTGCATCATCATTATAGAATTTAAGCAAATTTATAAGTACTCCGCCGTTGCTAATATAATTTTTAAATGCAGCCTTATATCTAGTCAAACGCCCACCATTATATGCAATTCTCCAGGTGTCTGTAAAACTATAGTTTTGTATAGAACTTGTCCCCCATTCTAAAATATATACTTCAAATCGGGCAGGATTAGCATAATTGCTATAGCAAGCGTTGCTAGTACTTCCCGCAACTATGTCAAAGTCAAACATCGCGATTCCACTATCCGTTACAGTAAATATACCATCTAATGTAACTTTTGTTCCGTTTGCATTAGTCCAAGTTTGCCCCTTTAGACCTGGTATGTATATTTTTGTTCCATACGGGATATTTTGTGCTGCAACTGTTTTACCCATGTGTGTTCCGAGTCCACTTCGTCCAGAACTATTACTTTCTGTAGCTGCATAACAAGTACATCTAGCATCGTGTAATCTGTATATATAGTTGTGTCCATCGATTGTTCCACGTTCATTGAAACAATTTTTATACTCCTCTTTTACTACTGTTCCTCCACTAGAACTTGTACTATCTGCCCTGTCTAGCTCTGGAAGTCTTATAAAAAATGCTTGTTTATTTAAGTTATATTTGCTATAAATTATTCCTTTCTTGTAGCCACTCGCCTCTGCAATATACCCATTGCCCATATAAATGGCAGTATGATGAGTCTTCACTGTTGCCATGTTGCTTGTCGTTACAGTGTATCCATTGTTCGCAAACATGATTATGTCGCCTGGTTTCGCCCTCGTAAATCCACTGTCTGCATATCTCCAGAATGTTGCTCCATGTGCTTTTGCAGTACTTTGTAATGTCCCCATAGAACAAGTTAGTCCTTTCATATAGCTCATTCCAGCCTTTTCATAGCAACAGCCAACCAAAGAGCTACAATCAAACCCATAAGTTACACCTACTTGAACAAAACTAGGTTGATAATAAGTAGTTCCACCCACTGTCTCTACTCTACCTTTTATAGTTACCATACTGTTAAGAGAAGTTGTTCTCCAATATTGGGAGTACCATGCTGTATGATTAGTACCCATATTTACTATTTTCATAGCTGTGTCACATATTGTCTTACGCAAGTCTGATACACCTGTATTAGTTCCTCCTCCTGATGTTCCTCCAGAAGAACTTCCTCCACTACTTGTAACCTTAGTGCTTGGTCTTACTGCCAATACAATAGTACTAGGTTGTTGGTTTTTTACCAAATCTTTTTTCAAACCTACATACCAGCCATCTGTGTGTTTCTCTCCAGGATTACTCATCGCCGTAATTATTTGTGCATTTCCGCTACTATCTTGTCCTATGCAAATTGCTCCTGTGCTTATATATTTCCATCTAGTTGGATAGACATATGCTCCACTACTTGTTTTTCTAGCATAAAAAAGCAAATCTCCTTTTTGCAAATTACTATAATCAGATTTAACTTCAAAAGTTTGTCCTTTGTTGTAGAAGAATTGCGCTATTTCTGCACAGGTTCTAGCAAGGTTTGAGCCATTTATAGGAACTATTGCCCCTGTATATGCACTATTTTTTGCCATTATATTGGTTCTATAATTGTTAAAGTTTACTAAACTTGAATAAGGAGAATCTGTATAAGGATAACCCATAAGACAAAGTAACATTAATGTGGATTCATCTATCATTTTCCAATAGTTTCCCTGGCTAGATTTCTCCCATATACTATTTGTAGCTCCTTGCGTACCACTTGCGCTAGTATTACATGGTGTAGAATCTCCGTAAGTAAATCCATTATCCCAACTCTTAGCGGAAGTATAATTATTTCTTGCGTTATAATAAGTTTCGGCAAATCCTGCCACTTTTGCTCCGTCATACAACTCTGGGCTTACTGTAGCCGTTCCAGTAGTTACTTTCACATAAGTTGTATTATTCGTAATCCATCCATATTCACCGTTATAGCTTATTTTGTACCAACCAGTTGTGCTATCTGTTTCTAATATATCTGCCGTAAATCCTTTTTGTACTATACCTATAGAAGAATAGCTTGTTCCAGCTCCACTTCTTACATTAAGATTTTCTGCCAATACTTCTACTTTTTGAACTGTAGTTGAACCGTTAGGGTCTCCACTAATTATTTCTACATATTCACTTTTATTTGTTATATATGCATAGCCACCTTCAAATTTTATTTTATACCAACCTGTAGCTGCATCCACTCCTACAATTTCTACTGTATTCCCATTTACAAGTAATCCAGCATATTCTCCGTCTGTTCCTGGAGTTTTACGCACATTAAGAGCATTAGCTAATATTTTACCTATTGCTTTTACATCTGTTCCAATGTCTCCGCTTTCTTCTCCTTTAGATGTTCCTACAATTACTAATTTTATATTATCTACGAGCAAATAGTTTTCAACTTCGTCTGATAGAAATTCCACAGAATACACTCCATAAGTTGCAATCTTATCCGCAAGGTCTTTCGGTAATTTTCTATCTTCTGTAGCATTGTAATCTATAATTTGTGCTCCACTTCCATCTCCAGTTAGTGGACTTGTTAACGGATCTAGTTTGTAATATGCTGTATATTCTCCGTTTCCAAGTTGGAATCTAACTCTCGGTATTGGAGCAGTAGTATTATTATCAGCTCTCGTCATTCGTAAGTACATATTATAATTTTCCAAAGTCTTCAGATAATCTCCCATCGAATCATCTGTGTCATTGATGAATACTGCGTACCCATGCATATATTTATAATCGTCTCTAAATTTTCCTTGTCCTACAAGATTCAGCATACTTGTTTCTTCGTTAACTCCATCGCCCTCGTAGTTTGTATACTGTTGACTTACTCCAAATATGGCTAGAGTATTTGTATTATCATCATTGCTAAAGGTATCTTGGAATTGTGAATCTTTTTTTACATATGTTTCAAAAGAGTTCACGACAGCAGATGAACCGTATACTTCACATGGTTCTGTCTCTGTGTAAGAAGGTACTTGAATGGATGAACTAAAAATACTTCCACTCGCAAGCGTAGCAAGTTTGTTAACATTACCTTGACAATTAACTAGAAGTATTTTCGAAGAATTATATCCGTCAGCTATTTTATCCAATTTGCTTATATCACAATTTGTAACCTCTAATAGATTACTATCTGCACATCTGAAACCTACAGAATCTGTTGTATTTCCTCTTATACGAAGTCCATCAAACCTAACATGACTATTATGGCTAAGCTTTAACCCTGCTACATCTTTAATTTCTACGCATCCTAATGATGAATTTAATTTTCCAGATTCATTATAAGAATCTAGGGTATCCGTTCCGTTGTATTCTGAAGAAGTTATATATATTCTACATCTAGTATCTTCAATGACACTGCCTTCTTTTACTTGCAATAAAGCATCTTTCCCTAAATTTATTTGAAGTAATGTCCCATAAAAATCTTGCAATACAATTTTCTCTCTAACTCTTACTCCTTCTTCTAAGTTAATATATATTGCATTAAAAAACATACATCCATCTTCTTTTAAATTTCTTAGAACAGTTTGAAGGCTGTCTGCTTTATTTGCTTCATCTCTTCCTGAACCGTCTCCTGTAGCAATTTTCCCAACATAATAATCTTTAGTCCATCCTTGTTGTCTATCTATTATTTGTGCACTCGGATAGTGGTTAAATCTCCCATCTACAGTCATATTAGCAAAATGCGCTCCACTAGCACCTATATCCGCCAGTTCATTCCCGTCTTTGTCTAATATTCTAAAACCTTCCTCGTCCATTACTGTCCTACCTACAAGGGATTCATTTTGGCTCTTATGGAAAATCTGAATGCCTTCCTCATCTAGCTGTATTGCCCCTTCATTTATACGCACTTTACCATCGCTTGATACAGAGAATGTAATATCTCCGTTTCCGTCTGGCACAGTTATATTTCTAGCATCTATATAAGTTCCTTTAAGTTTACCTGCATTAATTACATCTGCATTTAAAGAACCTATAAGAGCGCTTTCTATTGCTGCTTCTTGAAAATATTCTGCAGCATCACTTATTTTTGTAGTTGTTGCACTAACTTCTTCTGAAAAGTCTGTAGCATTTCCATAAGTATTTATAGCTCTTACTTTGTAGTACCAAGTTTGTGCGCACTCAACCTCATGTAAAAATGCACTTGCTTGACCTTTAAAAATTAAGTCGAAAGCATTAGGTGTAAATCCTTGCTCTTGGCTTGCATATACCTCATAAGAATAATAAGGTTTATTTTCATATTGCCACCTAAGAGAAATAGTTTTAAATCCAGCTCTATCTATAGTTACAACAGGCACTATTGGTAATGTATTAGGATAATCTTTTTTATTATTTTTATTTATAAGATCTTTTACTTCATCTTTTGTTACTGTACTGTTATTAGATTTATTTATAATACTTCCTAACGTTGTTTTTGGATCACCTAACTCTATAGATATATATTTATCTGCTAATACGTTATAAGTTGTTTTAATTACTCTTGCTTGGTCCCTTATTCCGTATTTGCTGTTAGCTATATAGACACTGTCATCCATGCCTATATATTCTAGTTCAGCCAATCCATCTTCCTTATATTCTTCCGTTTGGCTAAGCGGTTGAAATTCTATTTTATAAGTCATTTTAGGAAGGTCGCAGCTATTATCGTTGAAATATTTTTCAGCTAGATTCTTTAATTTTTCTTTTGTTGGTGTTTCATCTTCATCGAATTTATCTGAAAAATCAATCCATCGACTTTTTACTATATCCCCTTCTATATATCTAGGTGATTTTACTCCTATTTCATCAATATATAGAGTCTTTTCAACTTCATCTTCTGTATAAGTAGCATAAGGCTTTATAACATTAATTATTTCTGAGTAATCCTCTTCTAATGTAAATCCTGTAATGTTCTTCTTATAAGCTATAAGAGTGTTATCATCCTTACCTCTTCTATTAAGTACGGATATTGTAAAGTTATCTCTTAGAAGCTTAGGTCCATTACCAAACGTATCTATAAGAGAACCTTTTGTCCCAGCTATAGCAGATAAACAATCTGTTTTTCTATCCATACTATAGTTACCTAGCATTTCTATATTACTTTCAACAGAAAATCTACTGTCAGCATCAGACTTTTGAAGCATATGCTTACCAGCATTTTCACAATTTATGTTTTTTTCGTTTACATCTTCATTTAAAGAGTTCTTAGCTAAGTCAAAACTTATATGTTTTGCATATACTGTTACTTGCCCATTTAAAGGTTTGCTTATAGTATCTATTCTAAAAAGTTGCCCTTTTAAAGTATCAGATGTATCGGCTTTTATAAGATTATCTTGTTTTAATGCATAAAAAAAAGAACCATCGGAAGGATATACAAGTGTTAACTCGAAATCTCCATTAGACTCCTCTTCGACTTGGCAGGATATAGCATCTACCAATAAACCTAATCCATTACTATCATATGTTGTAAAACTATTATTATATATTCTTGGTATCAATCTATATCACCACCATTCTATAATCTATTTTTATTTTAGTAAAACTTGCTCCACTTCCTAAGGACCAAGTTATATTATTATTACCTTCTTCTAGTATTGGAAAATCACTATACATCTTTTGATTTGCATTTACTGTTTTTCCAAGCGAATTAACAGTAGTTGCATTCATTAAATCACAATCAAGTTGTATATGTCCTTCTAAGGCTTTTAAAATAATTTCTTGATTGTTTATATTAATAGTTATATCTCCTGTTGCATACACATCAATAACAGGCTTGGTTTTATATTCATCGTTTTTTATTACGGTATTTTTAGTAGTTATCTCTACTGTCTTACTTTTATTTGAAAATCTATAAGGTTTACATCTAAATTGTGCCTGAAACAGTCCAAAATTTTCAATTGCTTCTTCTATGTCGATATCAGAATTGTAAGTCCCTAACAGATAGTAATCCATATCCTCACTTAATTGTATTTTTCTAGTTGTTCCATTAAGAAGAAATTTCTTTGCTCTCCTTGCTAATGCTGGAGTAGTTTCAATCTCATCATGCTCGTTTACTAGCACACAACTTAGTTTTAGTATAAAATCTTCATATCCATTGTCTACTGTTAATGCTCCATCTCTTCCATCAACTTCTATAAACTCTAGCTTTTTCGAAGGGGCAGAAAGGATATTGCTTTCATACGCTTTTATTCCGTAATCTGTGCTAGGTTTATCATCTAGATATAAAATTATCGGATCTCTATATTCCATAAATTCCATTTCTACACCTCCTTATACTGTTAATACGTTTTTTCTTTTTAAATAGAATGCTAAATCACTTGCTAAAGTTTCTATATCTTTATCATCGTTTATTGTTAAGTTTTCTACATGCAACAAGCTATCAAATTTACTTACTTTATCTTGTCCAGTTGCTTGGTTAGTAGCTATATTCATGCTTGTAGTTAGATTTTTAGCAGTATCAAATAAGTTAGCTGTTGCAATATTACCACTCATAACATCAACTACACTACCTGCCAATTTATTTGCTTGTGTTAATAAGTCACCTTCTTTTTGGTCTATACCAACACCTATACCTTCTACTATGCCTTTCCCTATTACATCACGCATAATTTTAGAAGGTGAGTTTATCTTAAATGCTGACTTAAATCCTTTAATAATTCCACTAGCAAAATTACTTATTTGACTCCTTAACCATCCTGCTGCTCCACTAATTCCACGCCATATGCCTTGCACTATATTCCTTCCTATGCTAAGCATTTGATTTGGTATATTTCTAACTCCATTAACTATATTAGTAGTAAAGTTTCTTGCTGCTTGTGTAGCCTTTTGCCCGAACTGACTTACAAAAGTTGATGCTTTACTTATGGTTTGGCTTAAATAACTCCATACTTGGCCAGGCAAACTTTGTATTGTACTGCCTACTTTAGAAACAAAAGTACTTCCAGTTTCTCTAGCTTTATTCCCCATTTGTGTCGCCCAACTAACTACTTTGTTATAAGTTTGCGTTAACCAATTTAGCACAACTGTCGGTAATGTTTTTACAAAATCAACTATGCTATTAACAAAATTGGTACCTGTTTCTTTACCTTTAGACACTACATTAGATCCCCATTTAACAGTATTGTTATATGTATTATCAAACCATGTTTGTACTTTAGTAGGTAATTCTTTAAAAAATTGTATAATTCCGTTAACAAAATTGGTACCTGTTTCTTTTGCTTTATTATACATATTTGTTCCCCAGGTTACTATATTGTTGTAGGTAGTTGTTAGCCATTGCTCTATCTTACTAGGGAGTTCGCTAAACCATTGGCCAATTGAATTTATCCATAAAGGAATATTTGTAGCAAAATAATTCCATGTATTTACAACCCATCCTGCAATTACTCCAAGTGCAAACCCTAGAGCGTAACCTATCTTACTAGGGAGTTCATTAAACCATTGCCCTACGGCAGATATTGTGTTACTTGCCCAGTTAGATATTGTATTATAAGTATCGCTTGCCCAATTAGATATTGATTTGCCTATGTTAGAAACTCCATCAACCACAAAATCTTTTGCTCCAACTATAAACCCTTTAATTGACTCTACAATATCTCCAAAAATCATTTTTGCATAAAATAATAAATCATTCCATAATGTTTTTAAGTGATTAACCGCACTACTCCAGTCCCCTCGGAATATATCTGAAATTATTGTAGTAACATCTCGAATTACTGTCATTATTCCATCAAAAGTGTCTGAAATGGTATAATATGCATTCAAGAAGGCTTGCCCTAAACCGGAATTAATATTGCTAGCCCAATCTATAACTCCTCCCCAAATTTTTCCTAACACTGCTTGGATAGCATCGTTAACCATTGCAAAAGCATCTCCTACAATGTTAGCTAATCCAGATAAAATATTACCTACACTGTTGCACATACCTGTAAATAATTTTTCTACATCTCCGGGTATAGCTCCACTTATTTTCCCTGGAAGTTCATTAAAAATCTTTTGAACTTGACCTGGTATTTTACTAACCGTAGAAACTATATTATCCCAAAGGTTAATCCAAAAATTACGGAAAGATTCACAGTTATTCCAAAGGTATACAAATCCAGCAACTAACGCTGCTATTGCTGCTATTACAAAGGTGATTGGATTTGCTAGCATAAATGCCCATAATGATTGTATTGCTGGTACTACCGACCCCATAATTACATTCCTTAAACTAGTAAACAGTCCTGATACTCTACCTATTGCACTACTTAATATACTGGATTCAGCCAACAAAGCTTTTAGTTCTATTAAGTTTCCTATCGCACTTGCTAGAGAGCCTAAAATTAATAATAATGGACCTATAGCTGCGACTACTAATCCAACTGTTACTATTGTTGTTTTAACTCCATCATTTAATCCATTAAACCAATTAAGAGCGCCTTGTAATACACTTACTAAACCTTTTATCATTGGTAACAATGCTTCTCCTATAGCTATAGCTGCACCCTCTAAAGCGGATTTTAATGCAGTTATTTGCCCGTTAAGATTGTCATTCATAATATTAGCCATTTCTTCTGCTGTTCCAGAACTATTTCTTAATTCTTTTTCAAAATCTTCTATGTTTCCACTACCAGTTTGTAAAAGTATGTTTAGTGCTTTTAGCGAATCAGATGTAAAGGTACTCATTAACGCTGCATTCTTTTGCGCATCTCCCATTCCATCTGTTGCATTTTCAACATCTCGTAATATATCAGTCATGCTTCTATAGTTACCATTTGCATCTTGCACTGCAATCTTTGTTTTTCCTATAGTTATATTTCCATCTTTCATTTTCTGTGTAATATCTCTGAATACTGCACTTAACGCCGTCCCTGCTTCTGAGCCTTTTAGCCCCTGGTCTGATAATTTGCCGATTAAAGCAGTTGTTTGTTCTATATCCAATCCGAATGCATTGGCATTTGCAGCACAATTCTTAAATGCTTCTCCTAATCCAGCTGTTGTCGTATTGGAATTAGCCTGTGCGTAAGATAATACATCAGCCATTCTTCCAGCTTGATCTGCTTCTTCTCCAAATGCACTTAAATAATCTGTAACCAAATCTGATGCTTCTGCTAGCCCCATTCCTGATGCTGCAGCAAGGTTAAGTACCCCTGGAAGTGCATTCATGGATTGTTGTGTATCCCATCCAGCTAATGCCATGTAGCCCAATGCATCAGCTGCTTCACTTGCACTAAACTGTGTGTTTGCTCCCATCTCTTTAGCTAGATTAGATAACTGCTCTAATTCACTACCTGTCGCGCCGGACAAAGCTTGCACATTCGACATAGAAGATTCAAAATCAGCAGCAGTTTTTACACTTGCCGCACCTATTCCAGCTAACGGAACAGTTACACAAGTTGTCAGAGTTGTTCCAGCTCTTGTTAGCATTTGACCTGCAGCTTGAAATCTACTACTCATACTTTGTGAACTATCTGCTAAGGTCTGCATTTGTTGCCTAGCGGTATTATAACTGCTAACCCAACGGTCCGAGTTAAGTTCTAAATATCCAACTGCTGTGCCTAAATTTACACTCATTTACTTACCTCCTTTCATCGCTTGTTTTCTAAGGAAGTCATTTAAATAATATTTATCTTTATCGTTATCTACTTTTTCATCTTTAAAATGTGGTTTTTTCTTATTTTCAATTTGGTTGATTATATATAAACAGGCTTCATCAAAACAAAATGCTGTATATTCATCATCTATTCGTAATATTTCAGAAGGTAGTCTATTAAACTTCAATGCTTGGTTTATTATTCGCATTACGTTGTTGCTCTTTACGAAAGTTTTTTAGAGCTTCTACCCCTCCTTGCGAATACATCATTATTGACATTTGCATTTCTAATGTTAAATCTAAATCTAAATCTTTTAGTTGTTTATAAGTGGGGTTAACTAAACATGCTTCTGCTAATACTTCTATCAATTCCCCTAATTGCGCTAAAGATTCTCCATCATCTTCTGCTACTACTTTATTAGCTAATTTATTTTTCCCGTTAAATAGTTGCGTAGCTTCTGTTAGAAGTGCATTAGGTATTTTTTTATGAGTTATTAAATTCATCATATTAGGTCTTTTTAGCTCTGCTACAAATGTTGTCCCGTCCTCGAATTTGCCTAACTCTATAATTTCTGTTCTTTTTACTTTCTTTAATTGTTCTAAGCTTGTTACTTGTAAATTTTCCATATTTATTCCTTTCATAATAAAAGCCCCCCTAAAATCAATTAGGAAGGCTAAAATCTATTTATTCTATTTTATTTTGGTAATGCATCTACTAAAGAAACTGTATACGGTTGTACATTTTTAGCTGGTCTAGATTTTACAGTATATTCATTTGTATAATATTCTCCGTCTTTAAAAGTAAACGGAACGCTAGTTCCTTCGCAGCTTGGATAAGATGCTTTTATATATTTACCAGTGTCTCCATCCGTAGAAACTTCACAAGTATATATATTACATGTAAATTTCTTTTTAGTTACTTTTGTCCCTATTGCTGGAGGTGTATATGTAAAATTGCCATTTTCTCCTGGTGTTAATGTTCCTCCTTGGAATAATTCTAATAACTCAGGACACATAAGATTGTCTGTAAAAGTCAAATTATGTCCTAATAATGTATCTTCTGCCTTTCTATTTGCGTATAATACATTTTTTATTTTTAAAGTTTGTTCATCTCCTTCGTCAAGCACTTCTTCTATACCGACTTCGGAAGCAGTTACAAACGTATAACTTTTTTCATCTTCTGTAACTATTTCTACACATGCCACATCAGAAAGCGCATGTTGATTTAAAGTTACTGCTGTTTCTGCCATTATCTTAACCTCCTTTGAACGTATCTAAAATACGTTAATTTTGTATAATATGCTTTCATTTCATTATCTATCTCTATTGCATATTTTTCATAAGCTTTTCTTAATTTGCCGAATTTAGTTACTGTATTTTCAACTTGTTTTATATAGTCATTTACCTTAGAATACTCATTAAACGGATAAAATACCCACAACTCTATGCTCTCTTTTTTTAGATTTTTACTTGTTGTATCCTCTATTCCAGCATTGTAAAAAAGTATAAATGGAGTAGTACAAATTTTATCTTGTTGACCTAAAGAAAATACAGTTAATCCAGAAGTTTTTAGAAATTTATATAAATCCTTAAACATTAGATCACCTACTTAATAATACAGTTAATCCAGCCATTATTTGTGGACCTACATGTTCGATAGTTGGCATTATAATTGGATAAGGATTTGTACCTGGATGATTAACTTTTTTAACAGGATGACTAGCACCTTGCCAGTACAACCAAGGGCTTCCTGTTATAGTATGCGGTGATGTTCCTTTTTCTAGATATATCCCATAGTCAACTCCATGTGATAGAGCTATTACTATCTTATTTCCTTTCCATTGCCATGTTGCATTAAGTCTATTTCTAGCATCGTGAGTATTATCTTTCCATGGCCTATTTTGCCTAGCATAGTTTTGTAATTTAGTGGCACTATTAGTAGCATACAATTCCATACTTGCTTTAAATCTAGTTTGTTGTTGTGCTAGATTGCCAAGCAATTCACTAGCATCAAATCTAAAATTGCTCACCGTAACTCACCTCTTGTAGTCGCATGTCCATGTAAATATTCATTTTGTTAACATTGCCAAGGTCTTTAATTTGGTACTTGTAACCCTCTATATAAATATAATCGTCCTTTTGTATAAGCTTTGCAGTCTCATCGTAGGCGATTAGGAAATACAAGCCTTTATCTGACTTTACCTCTCCTTTATTTTCTAAAGTTATAGAAAGATTGCTACCTTCATGGTATAGACCTTCTAATTCGCATACTAATTCTAATAAATCCGACTTTTCTCCAAAGTCATTTTCATAAGCTCGCTTAACTACCGCTTGCGAAGGAAGTTTTTTTATTGCTTTTTTAACTTTAGCTTTAATTTTATCTTTATTTATCATAATATCTTACTTCCATTCGGTCTGTATTTTTTTGCAAGTCTTAGCCAATATTCTTTATTGTTAGGCAAGCTTAATCCTCCTGGTAATGCAATGCTGTCATCTTCTGCTTTAGCTAGAAAACATTCGTAGGCCGTTTTATTTATGTCAAAATTATTTTTTTCTGCATAAAATCTTAATTGTTCATCACTAAAAAAGGGAGAATCGTTCTCCCTTAAAATTAGCTTTAGCATTTCTAAATCATCCATTTTGAATCACCTATTTTTTAAATTTAGCAAGTACTATTTTAGCATCGTTAGTTTTAGCTACTCCGTAGTATTTAGCAGTTGTTAAATCATGTATTTGTTTTTTAGGGAACCATTCATGATCTAAAGAAGTATCTTTTTTAAGGAAGATTGTTATTGCTGGTAATTCATCTTCTGTATATTCTGTTTCAGGACTATCTGGCTCCATTTTTAATATTAGGTTTAAATAGTATTGATTAGCTGCTGCTACTGCATTAACTTTATCGCCTACTTTTAAAGTAGAACCATCTAAAGTTTTCTTTTTATATTCTGCTAAGTTTTCTGCTGATATTTCAACTGTACCGCTTGTATTTTTTTCTGCTTGAACTAACATAACTTTTTTAGATTTTTTAACCCAGCAACCAGCTATTTTACCTATAGCTCCGTTTACTGCTACTCCAGCAGTGAATTTATCAGCTGATAAGAAGTTAGGATCCTTTAGCAATGTTGCTTCTTGTTTTGGATGTATAAACATAACCTTTTCTATTCCATCTTCTTCATCTTCAAATTGTGTTACTGCATCAACTATACCACTGTAAGATATTACTGCTAATGTATCTCCAGCTACTCTAGTAGTTCCATTATAAGCAGCATCTAATACATCATTATCAACTTTTTGTGCTATAGATTTTGCTAATTGAGTTTCAGCTTGTGCTACTGGATTACCCAATCCACTATTAATAGATTCTTGTGTTATAGATACAGCTTTCATAGCTTTTTTGATTGTAAAAGTAGTTGACCCAGCTTTTAATCCTACTGTTCCGACTTCTTCACCTTCAGCTACATCTTCTGCATCTCCTATGTATTCCCAACTTGGTGTTGTTTTTGTATCCCCTGGAACACCTTGTAATGTTGTATCAACTTTTGCATATGGTGTTATTTTACAAAGTGCTTCCACTTTTGCACCTATTACTGGTCCCATAACCTCTGGGTTTATAATATCCGCTAATTTTGTTGTTGCCATATATCAATCATCTCCTATTCATTCATTAATCTGTTAAATTCTTCTTTATTGTTGTTGTAGAATTCAACTCTTTTACTATAAGGCATTTTTAATATGTCTGCCTTTGTTACTCCAGTACCTCCACCAAATCTTGGATGGTTACCTGCTCCGCCAGTATTTCCTGGTGCTGGATTTGATGTTTTGAACACTCCAGGCTCATTTTCTTGAAGTTGCTTCATAAAATCATCTGCTCCTAAGAAAGCATCGTTTTCTAATTTAAATTTTTTCTCTTTAAATTGGTTTAAAACTGCATTTCTTACTAAATTTGAAGAGAATTCATATTTATCTAAAAACTTATCAGCTTTATGGTCATATTCCTGTTGAGCTATTTTATCATTTAATGCTGTTGTATCTGTTTCGTATTTTGTTTTCCAGTCCTCAGCACTCTTTTTAATACCTTCTATATCCATATCCTTATAAGATTGTATTGTTGTATTAGCATCATCTAACAGTTGCTTTGTATCTTCGTATTTAGTTTTGTAAGCATCTCTATCTGTCTTGTGTTTTTCTATATCTTTTCCATTCTCTGACATGATTTTATTTATAACTTCATCTTCTAAGCCTAAATCTTTTAAAAAATCTCTTTTCATGTTTTACCTCCAAATTACGTTTTTTACGAGTTTACATCTCTTATTTTTTAGTAAATAGTTTATTCTTTTACGTCTGTAAACTAAAAAAAGACATAAAAATAAGCCTTTACAGGCCAAAATATGTAAGCGCTAACCAAAGTGCTATCCACCATAGTCTATTACTTATTTTTTCTAATACTTTTATTAATTCTTTTATTGATTTATCATCCATAAAAATATTATCTCACAATCTTTTTATTTTCCCATTTCTTATAAGCATCAAATTTATTAAAAATTTCTTTATTTTAACTCTTAAATCGTGTCTTACTCTAAATATGCACACAGGCTCATATATAAATTTATTACTAATTACTTTATAAGTAATACCTGTTTTATTATAAGTAAAAACGCTTGTTGTTTTTAAATTTAATATTAATCTCATAGTAAACACTTTATCCTTCACAAAGTAATAAATCTCTCATATTTTCTCCTTATCCTTTATTGATTTTGCTCTTTTTATATGCAATCTTACCACATAAACAATACTAAGTATTGATATTACAGCCATACCCATCCAATCTATAATATTCGATATAGGTATATGAAGTATTGCTAATGATATTAAAAATAATGCATATGCTAAGAAGTATACTCCTACAAAAGCATATATACCTAAAAGCAAATCATAATCTTCTTTTCTATACTTATTTTTGCTCAACTTTATAATTCTCCCATTTTTTATAAGCATCTACGTACATTTCTTTTTTATCTCCGTTGTATGTACATTCATAATACATTCCGTCAAATAAAGTTGTACTTAACAATGCTTTGTTATTTTGTAAAACTTTAGTACACCAAACCATAAACACATCATCTTTCGTTATTTGCTTGTTGTCTGATTTATCTAAATGATTATTAGTGTACTTTACAATTTCATCTTTACACCAATCTAAAAATTGTTGTTCGTTCATTTCTTAACCTCCCATGTTTCAAACCATTTATCAAGCTTTTCATTTTTACCACCATTTGCCCAGTCTTTTAGTTCACTAGCTATATCTTCTAAATTCTCTTCTATAACTGGCAACAATGTACATCGTCCTAATGGTCACGGATGGTCGAGCGGAATATTCTCGACCTTAAACCTCTTTCCATTTCGTTCTTTGCATAAATCACATACATTATCATCTGTTCCACTCAACCATTCTATTTTCTCTACATATGGATTTCCTTTAGCACTTTGCCTTGTAGCATCTTGATATGCATGATTTATATACGTGTTTGCTAATCTGTAAGCATTAAATTCAACCTTATTTTTACTTTTAGGATGAATAGTAAATTTATCATATTCCTTTAGATAATCTGGATTTACATAAACTTCTAAGTCTTTTGCTATCTCTTTACTGCCTTTTTTAGCTATAAATCCATCTGTAAGTATATCGTTTATAGTCTTTACTGTCTTTTTGTGATTACTCCAAAGCCTTTCAGAAAGTTTTATATTGTCTCCATACATTTTACCCGTAATAACATTGTCTAAGACTTGCTTGTTTACTTTTATAAACATATCTTCAAATGAATGAGAAAGAGGTTTGCATAAATCACTATAAAACTCTGCTTGGCTTTGTGTATAGCCTTTTACAGTGTTTGTAATAGCTTTTTCTATGTCTTTATTAAGTCTTTTATTAAGCTTCTTATATTCTCTTTCTAAGTACTTAGCAGTTTGTCTTAGATAGTCGTATGTCATTGTATCTGGATTTACTAAAGCTAATCTTTTAATTAGATTATTTGCTACTCTTTTATATGCTTTTTTTATTTCTCTAGTCATCTCTTTTTCAGTTTTATTCTTTTGTCTAAAAAAATTATTCAACTGGATCACTCATTCCTGATATATAGCTTTCTTCTAACATTTCTCGTTCTAGTGCTATTTGTCTTATTTCAGCATCAGCCACATCATCTGTAACACCTTGCCATTTTTTTATAAACGTCTTTCTAGACATCGCTTGTGCATTTACTTGTTGTAAGTCTAATGTCTTTTCTTCATCTTCATCTTCCTGTAAAGGATAGTTATTTTCAACTGTAACAGTATAATCAAGCTGTGGCAATTTCTCTATGTTATATACTTCTGTAATCTCTAAGATAGCTCTTACTAACCACTCTAAAGCAGGTCGCCATGCCATCATCTTTTCTTCACATCTAGTAATAAGTTGCCAGTATAGCGCCTTCATAGTTTTGCCTGATGTCATCATGCCTTTTAGTTCGTCATTACTTAGCATTGGTATATTTAATATCTCGTACATATCACTTTTTATACGTTTTAATGAGTTTTCTATTTTATCTCCATATCCAAAGTCTGTTGGTATTGTACCTAGTGTAGCTTGTTTACCTTCTGCTGTAGGGTCTGTCGGTACATCCCAATAAGCTCCAGGCTTTAGCTTGAAGTTTTCCGATGCCTCTGGGTCTATATCTACTCCATAGATTATCCTATCCATACCTTTTCTAAGCGAGTCAATATCTTCTGAAGATAATCTATTATATTGAACTTGATTATCTAGAAGCTCTTTTACATCACTTTCTCCAAACGGGTCTCCACTTAATCCGTCATTTATTATGACATAGCAAGGGATTCCACTAAGTTGCAAATCTACATCTACATTTATAGGTTCTATTAATATGCCATTACCATTATATATACCTTCGTTTAAAATACATCTTCCTTCTATCATTTCATACTTTTGCTTCCAAATACGTTGCTTATCTTTTTCAATTTCTTTGTTAGTTTGATAGAAGAATATTATCTTTTTAAGTTCGTTAGGATTTTCTTCGTCGCTTTCATATATAAACTCTAAACTAGGTAAAAACATTATTCTAATCTCTTTCGTATCTTGATTAGCATATAATTTAATAGCAGTTCTTTTACCTATAAAACAATCTCTAGCGCCTTTTATAAGTTTCTCTGAGAACAGATTATCTTTTAATATCTTATCTAAATAAAGATTTATTTGTTCAGCTTTATCTTTGTCGGCATCTGTATCATTTTTAGGTTGAACATATAGCTCTGGAGTCTTGCCGAATAAAAATCTAGATTCTTCTTTTATAAGCTTCTTAATCAGATTTGTTTTCTTTTCTGTTTGTGTGTAATCTTTATCTTCTGTTTTATCTATAAAGTTTTCTCGGCCTTCGTATATGTCATACAGTTTCAATATATCGTTCATTTCTTGTAATACTGCCGAGCCATATAATCCAGTAAGTTCAGCAGTAACAAACTCTTGATAACTATTAAGCATCTTGTGACCTCCTTTCTATCGGCTATTATTTATTCTTACTTTTCTATTTCCAACTACAGTAAAGAAATAATATCTCATTTGGTCCATACTGTGATCATATTCTTTAACTGGTTTATCTTCTCCAGTTTTGCTCGAATCTTCATCCCATGCATAAGATGCTATTTCTTTTAATGTTTCAACACAATCTTTATCAATTAAAAGTTTATCTTGAGCCATAAAACTAGCAGTAAGTCTTATTCCGTCTAGTACATCGTTCTTAGCTTTTTGAACTCTATATCCCCTTTTTCTTAATTCAGCAATAAAAGAAGCTGCCGAAGGGTCAACGATTATTCTTTTAATTTTATAATCGCCTATAAACTTTTCTAAATCATCTGCATATTGTGCATCTGTCTTTTGTATTCCTTTATCTCGACCACTGTAGTAATATTCCTTAATTAATACATGTTTATTATTTGTAGCTTTGCCCCATAATCCAAATACAGTAGCATTTTGAGTACCGTAGTCGCATGATATATAATATTCTTTATATGAAAAATCAGAAGCATCACAGATGTGTTTTTCTTCGTTAAACATTGAATATATAATACCTTCTGCAACTACCCACAAACCTAAAATATAGCGTTTGAAGAATACTCCAGAATACATTGATTTATATCTATTTTTAATTTTTTCAGACAAGGATAAATTATCATCCATTGTAAAATGTAGATATAAAATGTTCTTTTCTTCTTTTTTATCTATCCAATTAAGTTTAAACCAGTGGTATGGACCATCCGGGTTACAGTTAAACCAAAATTTACTGCCCTCAACTGAGCAACGACCAGTAGCTTGGTTAACAAAACTTTCAGGCATCAATGCAACTTCATCGAAAAATACTCCAGCTAAAGTTATACCTTGTATAAGGTCTTGACTTCGTTCATCCTTACCACCAAAGATATAAAAATAATTTGTTACATTCCCTTTGGTTACGATTAGTAAGTTATCGGCTCTTTTATCTTCTGTTTTATATCCTCTTGATTTCAACATTAGCTTCAGCCAGAATAAAACATTTCTCCTAAATGATCCTATTGTTTTACCACACATGCCAAAATTTTGACCGTTGAAGTTTTCCATAGCCCATAAAGAAAAGCTTAATGACATCGAAATAGTTTTACCACTTCTTATCGCTCCATCAGCTATAATTCCGTCTTTATCGTGTACAGGTGAAGCTGGTAGCCACCAAGTTAGTACCTTTTTTTGTTTTTTAGAGAAAGGACTAAATTTTATAACTGCTTTTTTAATACCTAAGTTTCTAGATGATTTCATTTTACTAACTTTATTTTTTAGATCTGAAATATGTTCCTTGATATTAATCATCGTTCCATACCTCGTCAACTTGTGCATTTAAAGCTTCTATAAATCCATCATCTTCGACTTCACCTTCATCGCCACCTTGTTTTAACATAGCTAATTCAGTTTTTGTTATTTCTAAATCAAGTTTGTATCTATCTTTATCAGATAACATATCTGTTCTATCAGATAGCCATTGTAATGCTTTCATTTTATCTTGTAATTTTATTTTAATGCCATCTTTACCTTGCGAAACTTCACTTATCAAACCGCCATCTACATTATTACTATCTTTTAAATCCACATAGTTAACTGTATATGGTCCGAACTCGCCCTCTCGTTCCTGTTTGCCAAAAGTAATATAATCAGTTATGTCAGCGAAAGCTATATCTATATACTTTTGAAATATCCTTTTACTAAGAAGCTTAGAATTTATTTCTTGCTCTTCTAAGCATTCATTAGTTAATCTATCTATTTCTTGTTTTACCTTAGCATTTCTTAGCATTCTAGAGGCATTTGACATTGCAGTTTGATAGTCACAATCATAAGCCTTTTGATAAGCTTTTGTAGCATTAAAATTTTCTATATAGTAAATACAAAAAAGCCTTTGTTTTTCAGTTAATTCATCACTTAAACTATTTTCTATTTTTTTTAGCTTTTTCGTATGAGTTTCCTTATTTTCTTTTATTACTTTTTTATTTGCAACGTTGCATTTATTCTTTTGGGACGTTGCACTTATTTCATCATCCCATTTATATCTATTTTTCCAGCTTCTCACAGTACTTTCAGATACATCAAGCTGCGTGGCGATATCTTTTAGCAAGATTTCTCCGTTATGTTGTTTATATATTTCAAATGCTTTATCCCTATTTGGACTTCTTGCTCTGGACATTTATCACCACCTCATTTTTATAATTTATTTAATAAATCCCTTAACTGGTTATAATAAGCATTATTTCTTGTTAATCTCATTAAGCTTTCTATTTCCCATATATTCGGTTTATCTGGCAACTTCTTTCTAATACATAAATCCACTATACTCTTAGCTTTCTTAAAACTTCTTATATGAGTATGATGTTTTACAAATTCTCCATTAGTGTTATGTATAATAAACCCATCACCAGCTCTATAAATCGAATACTCTTTTCTCTGAAATACTTTTCTACTCATTTAGATCAACTCTTTCTTTCACATAATAAAAAGAACCCCGAAGGGTCCTCTCTGTAATTGGGGTTGTATGAAATTTTGAAAAATCTATAAATTAATTTATGCAAGTGTTGGTGCATAATTAATACTCTATTTAAATACATTTTATGTTACGGTTAAATTTTTCTTTTGTCCCATCCATTTGAGCATATAAACATAGGCTTGATGAGTTCTTTTGTTGGGGCTTTATTAAAGCCCCATATATTTATGCTATAAGAAGGGACCAATGGGCAGACTATAAGAATCGAACTTATAATACTTAAAAGTATATCCAATGTCTGCATGTTGCCAGGAGTTTTACCTCCTGGCGGGCGATTACTAGAATAAAATGAACAAAATATAAAATCAGAAATCAATTTCTACTAAAAAAATACTAGTTGTAAAGGCAGTAGAAAGTTTACCAGGCTTTCTACTTAAAATAAATACAAATGTTAACGTATAAGAAAAATAACCTTTTTTAATTGTTTTTCTATACTATTATAGTAACACATATCGGTGTGCCATTTTATGCCCTCATTCTCTAATTTTCATCCTTTTTTCTACTTGTATTTATTATAGTCCAGGTTCTTTAGATGGTGTTGGTTGCGGGTCTATACCACTGTTATTATTTTCATATGGTTTTTCACAGTATAAATAATGGCAATAATTACACATATCTATTTCTCCGTATTGGTTATTGGCATTTAATTTAACACCACAATATTGACAATGTCTATCTTCTTCTTGTTTACAATATTTTGTATAGCAACGTAAACAATATCCATTCCATTTTTTAGATAAATCACTCTTTTTAAATTCCATATTACATCCAGGGCAAACTACATACTCAGGTATATTATAATTATTTTTTACTTCATTTGAGTTATTTGATTGTTGTGTTTTATTTTTGCTGTCAGATTTATTTGTTTCTTTATTTTCTGTTGTAGTTTGAGATGTATTAGTATTTGTTTTTGCAGTTTCTTTTGTTTCTGTATTTTTTATTACTTGTTTGCTTTCTTTATCTGAATTTTTATCTTTATTAGTTGTAGTTTCTTTTTTATCTTCTACTGTATCTTCAAGCTTTTCTTCTTTATTAGTAGTAGATAGTTGTTTAATCTGAGTTTTAAGTAAATTATTATAATATATATTTGTTCCTAATACTCCAATGCCTAAACTGATTGCAACCAATAAACTTATAGCTAATCCCTTTTTCATATCTCTTACCCCTTTTCTATTATTATACTTTAATTATATATCATTTTTCTTAAGATTTCTTATTAATAAAAAATAGGCCAGTAACTTAATACTAGCCTATCCCTTTACGTAACTTTATTTAGTTTTATTTCTTATATCTTAAGCATTCTTTATTACCTTCTGGACAATATCCTAATTTTTTGCATTGTGGTACTAAGAATGGTTTATATCTCGGTTCTATATCGGTTACTTGTTGTACTATCTTACTAACTATAATTCTTATAGGTAATTCTGCTCTAGTACATAATCTTATATTAGCTAAATGTATTAAACATTCTAGATTAACCGCTATGTTACATTCTGTAGCTACTCCTATTGGAATAACTGTTCTAGCTATTTCATTAGCTTGTTCATTTGTATAACCGTTGTTTTTTAAATTGCTTTGGAAGTAATCATAGTAAGCTTGTGCCTGAGCTTCATAGTTATGTAATGATTGTGTTAAGTATATATCCTTTTCTATCTCTGGTGCTGCGTATAAGCTTACTTTTCCGTCTTTATTGCAATATCTTAAACTTTGCACATTTGTTACAAATCCTTGTGTATGTCTTACAAGTTGGTCTACGGCTGAACGTGGTACACATTTTAATTCAAATACCATGAATAAGTGTCTTGACCCACTAAAATGTCCACTTTGTAAGCAATGTTCTCCTACTTTCTCTGCATATTTTGGATCAGTGTTATAACATACTGTAGCCATAAGGCCATGCTTTTTAACAAACTCTTTTACTTCTTCTGGGTTTTGTAGTTCTATTTTAAAATCTTTTATTGTAAACATTAATATTCCTCCTATTTGTTAATTAACATATTTTATATTTCGCTATCGTCACCTTTTATTAATATTTTTAATTTTTCTTCTAAATTTTCAAATGCTTCTTGTATTTTATCTTCTCTTTCTCTGAATGTGCATTTAGTATAATATTTTTTACATTCTTCGCATATTGGTGATTCACATAATTCATGTTGCATTGCATTCATACTTTCAAGTTTTACATCTTTTAACCTGTTAAATAAATTTTCCATTATTCATCATCCTTATCTTCATCATTAAGCCATTCATTCCATTCTGCTATCCATTTATCCAAATCATTTTCTTTATATCCTACTAATTTTACCCATTCTGTAAATTCTTCTACTGTATTATTAATAGGTCTAAAACATTTCAGTACTTCACTAAATGGTTGTAAATAGTCTTCTATTACTTCTCTTGCTTCAATAGCCGCTTGAGTTCCATCATAACCTCTCATCATTAGAACTCTTACATAATCTTCTTCTGTCATATTCCAATTCGTTACTGTGCCTACTACAGTTGAAAATCTACAATATAATCCGTTAGGTTGTTTTGCTATAAATCCAGCCATTATTACTGTTCCTCCTTAAATTGTTTTCTAAATTTTACTTTAAAATCATTTATTGTAAACATATTATCCCCCTTATATAAATAATCTACTTGCTATCCAAATTACTATTACTAACAGAAATATTACATCTGATATTATTGCTTCCATATCTCCCTCCTAAGCTATTTTCTTAAGTATATTTGAGTGCAATCTATGTATTTGTCTCCAGCTGTAATTAAGTTCTACGCATATTTCTTCCCATTTCTTACATTGCAAATATCTAGATCTCAATATTAATCTTTCTGTACTATCTTCTAATCCGTCTATTGTATGTTCTATACTTTCCATTATATCTACTAATTTACTTTGCTTTTGTATCAATTCAATCTGACTATCTTCGATTTTTGTTATTAATGTCAATATATCTGTCCCTTCTCCTCCACCTACAGGCATATCTGTTATAACTTGGCTTTTTATACTTGTTTTCTTTTCTTCTAGGTATTCTATTCTTTCTTTTATTTGTTTTACTTCTAATTCTATACTCCCATATTGCATTAATTCTTCTTTAGTCATATTCAATCTCCTTAATAAATTATTTATACTTCCCATTCTTCTGGAATAGCTACCTCTTGGCAACTATATCCTAATACCTTAGATATTGGGCAACCTTCACAGTCGTCTTGTTTAGTACATTCTCTTTTTAATATTTCTAGTGCTTGTTTTATTTTTTCTTCCATTATTTTTCCTCCAATTCTCTTTCTACTTCTTCTATTGCTTTTATTACAGAAGCTAGAGGGCTTATCCCCTTAGCTTCCATTATTTCTTTTGCTCTATCTACTATTTCATCTACTTTACTTAGTATCACGTGAACCTCCTAAACCTAATATTTAACTCCTATATAGTCTAATACCTCGCCTAGTTTCAGTTTGTTAATGCAATAGTTGTATTGCTTTGGATGTGTTTTTTTCATTCTCTCAAATCTGTTAGGTGATTTTTCTAGATGAGAGCCAAACATACACCAAATACACGAATAAGTCTATCGTTTCCGATAGTTCGGACTATATCTTCACCTTTATTTAAAGGTGGGTGGCACTTCGAAAGGTGGCTCATTTTCCTTCCTACGACCCCACGGTCTAGTCTCTACACGTTTTTTTAAATTCACTAATTCTAAAATAAATTGCTTTATCTGTAAGTTTATATTTTTTAACTAATTCATTAATTTTTATTCCATTTTTATAATCTTCATAAATATTTTTACTAAGTTCTTTAGACTCTTTTTGTTTCTTTTCAGATCTTATTTCATTTAAATTATATTTTTTAGCTAACCTATATATTGATGTATTTGATAAATCATATTTTTCTTTTAATATTTTTGGTTCAACACCTTCTATATAATCTTTTTTAAATCCTTCTATGTCAAAATTTTGCCTATCATTTATATTTTTTCTTCTTCTTGAAATTCCTATCTTTTTTAAATGTCTTCCTATTGTTTCTTTATCTACATCGAAATATTTAGCTATTTCTTTATTTGTAAAACCATCTTCAACCATTTTTATTAATTCATTTGTATTAATTTCTTTAGTATAATAAAATCCTAATTTATGTAAAGTTCTCATTATTGTTGTTGGATGAACTTGCATGATTTCTGCTATATCTAAACTTGTCTTACCTTCTTTGGCCATTTTTAATACTTTATCTTCATTGTTAAGTTTATTTATCGTCCTTCCATCTCCACCAAGTGTAGAATTATATCCGTTTTTATATGAATCATATTGATCAATGTAAAAAATTTCTTTTTCATCAAGTACTTCAAGAGGAACATTTTCTTCTAAGATTTCATAATAAAAGTTTTCCCTACCATATTTATTAATTGCATTATATAATTTACGAGTTGGAGTTCTTTTACAAATAGATGGCTTCATATGTGTCATAAATCTTTCTCTTACTGTCATGGTTGTTTGTCCTATGTAAACTTTATCATTTATATAATTTTTTATAATATAAATACTTCCTATTTTCATACAATCTCTCCTTGATAATGTATGAATTAATGAATTTAAAAATTTCGCACGGGATTAGCATATCATAAAGACTTAGCCTTCCCCGTCAGCATATTCTCTAGTTATCATTTCCTATAACTCCTAATCGTAGAATATACACCTCTGAGCTACTGAGTTCACCACCTTATTATACTAATTATCACTAATTAGCACGGCTGTATACCCAACCTGTTCTCTTTTCCCCTGTAGTTTCATATAATCCCTTGTCATTTATAATAATGTCTCCGTAAACTGAACAAATTTCTAAATTATTTTCTTTTATATATCTTAGTACGTCTTGTTCAGTCCAAAACCCCATAGGCTGTGATTTTCCAAGATTAAAAGCATTGCATCCAGTTTGTAAATATCTTTGTTGTCTAAGTAATCCCTCATCTGCCATAGTTGCAATAAATGGGACTTTTCCACTTTGTTTTTGAAATTCTTTCATAGGTTTCTTTTTAAGTTCATTACAACATTCCTCTGATATTTTAAATGGTGCATCTAATAAGAATTCCCATTTACCTTTATTAAATTTAGATCCTTTTTCTAAGCCTTTTATTTGTCTAACTCTTAATGTTTCTTTTCCTTCGGCTATATTTTTTCTGGCCAGTCTAACGCAATTACTAACTGATTTAGATATGACTGGATAACCCTTTTCATTTATGACCTGTTTAAAAGTCATTTTAGGTTTAATTATAGTTACATTATCAAATGTCTTTATAAATTTAACTATCTCAGGAAACTCTAGTCCAGTATTACTAAAAACAGCTTCTATGTCGGGATACATACTTCTAACAATATCTAATAATACAGTTGAGTCTTTTCCTCCACTAAAACTAACATATACCTCACCATTGTAATGTTCATACCATTCTTTTATACGTAATTTTGTTTTCTCAACCTTCAATTCCAAAGGATAATTTTGCATTAATTTAAGCTCATTTATATTCATTTCTCCCTCCTATATCCCCAAATATCTTTTTATGATCTGTATAGCCTCTTCTGAGCCATTACAAACCTTTACCTCGTAATTTTGATTGATTAGCTCTCTAATCCATTTCTTTTGATTATCTGTGCATTTATTTCTACCTACCTTCATTTCAAGAAATAGGCCTGATTTCCCATTTCTAGGAACAGCCAGGAACAAATCTGGTACTCCTGATTTTGTCCCTGTAGCTTTTAATTTTCTAGCTTCTCCTTTATTTCTATATCCCCCATTAGGAATAGCGAATATCATTTTTAATTCTGAATATTTACAAGATTGTAAATTGCACCATTGAATTAGAGTTGCTTGTTCTAAATCTTCACCTTTCATTTTTAGTCCTCCCGTTGCTTTAGTTTCTAAATCTCTATCTGCATTTCTTATAGCTTTATATGCTGTGTCATCTGCGTAGCCTTCTGAATTTCTATCTAGTGTGTATCTCTCCATAATTGCCCCCTATTTTGCCGTTCTATATGGTGCTAGCATTGTTACTAGCTTATGTATTAGTTCCTTTTCCTTTGCTCCTTGTATTTTTTTTACAGGATGATAGTCTTCTCTACAAACATTGCTGCAAAATACTTGTTGGTCTCTTCTTGTTTTAAATTTCTTGCCACAATGTTTACAAGTTCTAGTTATCTTCCCATCTCCTATGTAGTTGACTTCCCATATTCCTTTGTAAGCTGTTTTTTGTTTTAACATTGCTACTACGTTTGAATTTCTTATTTTATCTCCATATATCCCTTTAAAGTAGTCTGTTGCCTCCTTTTGTGTTGCAAATTCTACCACTTCTCCAGTTTTTATGTTTTTAGCTACAATTAGATTTTGTCCCATGTTATCTCCCCCTTCTTTTTACTTCTTTTGTTTCTAATTCTTCTAGGTATTTCTGTAATTCCTGAGCTGATAATTTATATTCTTTTAATGTATTATTTTTGTAATTGCCCTTTAGCTCTATTTCTCCAAACGGTAGAGAATACACGCCACCTTTGTTTTTTCTTGGCTTAACTCTTTTCGTTGTTTTCCCCTTTTTTCTGTTTTGTAGGTACTCTTTCTTTATGCACCCACAAGATTTTGTTATACCATGCTTTAAGTTGCCCTCGCTTACCGTTACTACATTTCCGCATTCGCATTTGCATCTCCAGTATCTTCTTCTACTTTTCACATAATCCAATTCCAATACTGTCAATCTTGCGAATTTTTCCCCTACTAAGCTTGGTCTTGGTGGTTTTACAAGTTTCATTTCTTGTACATATTTTTTTACAGTTCCGTCAGCTCTGCCTATTTCGTTTGCTATTCGTAGGATACTATAACCTTTTTCGTACAATTCTTTTATCTTACATTTTTCATCTTCTGTTATTGGTTTATTTGCCATGATTATCCCCCTTTCTAGAGGCTTGTTTAAGCCCCTGTAGTTACTTCATAGTTTTTATATGCTCCAATAAACGTCCTTGAACTTCTGCAATGGTTTTTATTTCCTCATCAGTGCTATTTTTCTTGCATTTTTCTAGTTCTGAAACAATTAGTAATTCTATTTCCTTTGGTGTTTTGCCATAAAATCCTAACTCTTTTATAAGTTTTATGGTTTTTTCGTTGTAATTTTTATACAGTTCCATCTCCGTGCCCCCTATTTATTTCCTATAGGATAATACATTAATTCCTTTCCGCAGAACAGATAATATCTAGACCCTTTATCTCCATCTCGATTCTTATCCAGAATTACTTCAACTAATGTATAACCTTTTTCTTTTTTATCCCTCATGCTTTCGATAAATTCTTCTAGTCTAGTGCCTTCATTAAAACCTGTTCTTTTCCATGCTTGTTCTAATTCCTTCTCTTCTGTAACTTCATGTATGTAAACCACTTGATTGCTATCTTGGTATATTGCCCTTGATTCTCTACAATAAGTTTCACCATGTGGTCTATAATTTCCAGTACCTTTATCCGCTAGTTGTGTTAGCTGTATCACTATCATGTTGTAATCTAATGTTATATTCTTTAATTCCCTCGACAATTCTGCTACTTGTCGTTCTCTAGGGACCTTTGTATCTGTTGGAGTTAATAGTTGTACATAATCTACTATAAGTACGTCCGGCTTATATGTCCTTAGCGCCTTTTTAATCTGCGCTATCGTGCTTATCGAGTCATCTATCCTTAAATTATCTGTGTTAAGGTTCTCCATAGCCTCTATCACTCTCTTGGTCTTGCTTGATGATAACTCTCCACTACGATATTCTTGTCTTGTTATCCCTGCATAACTCAGTAAGATTCTTTCAGCTACTTGCTCTTTGCTCATCTCTCTGCTAACTATTAGGACTTTTTTGTCCTGTTTAAGCATGTTGATAGCCATTCTTAAGCTCATAGCGCTTTTCCCAACTCCACTTTTAGCTCCTATAGTAAGTAATTCTTTTTTAGCTAATCCGCCTTCTGTTAGCTTGTCCACTATTTTTATTCCAGTTAATACACGTTCTATCTTTTCCCCTAACTTGTCAAACATATTTGCTATTATAGAACTCAATGCATTATCTTCATCTACTTCTTTATTTGCCTTTGTTCCAGTTTCAAAAGTGTTAATGCAAGTATTTATATTTCTACCTGTTTGAATCCCTTCTATAAGGCTTTTAGCAAGTTCTACTGTATCTCTTTTTTGTTTCATTTCTTTTAGTTCACCAATATAAAACTCTATATTACTTGCTGTTGCAGCATATTGGTTTAAATTCGTTATATACATCATTTCAACTGTATTATCTATTTGTTCTATCTTATTTACTAAACTTATTAGATCAATCGGTGATTTTTCTTTATCCAGTAGCTTCATTGCTTTATAAATAACTTTATTATATTCGAAATAAAAAGTTTCTTCTGATAAATCCTGTATTACTTCAAATAAGTTAGGTTCTAACAATACCCTCCCGAGAACTATTCTTTCATATTCTAAATTGTATAAATAATTGTTCATAAATCCTCCTATTCCCCAGGTCCATTTATCAAGTCTAGCAAGTCTAATGATGATTCGATTTTTGTAGTTGGTTGAACTGATTCACTTGGTTGGTAGTTTTCATCTAAATAATCTATATAAGCTCCATTAAAAAATGTGCTTCCATGTTTTATATATTGCTTGTCTGTATTTTCTTTTTCTTTAGCATATCTTTTTACTGCTCTTTCTAATTCTTCTGCTGTTATCTTTTCTTTTGTAAGTATTCTTTTAATGTACTTATAAGCTTTAGCTTTATCTTTCTTATTAGGATATAATTTCCATATATTGTCTATAACATCTAAAGAAATAACAGCATTATTATTTGTATTATTAATATATGTATTATTATCCTTAACCTTTTCTTCCATAGGGGTATGGAACTTTTCTTCCATAGGGTATGGAACTTTTGGTGAAGGGGTATGGAACTTTTCTTCCATAGGGTTACTTATATACAACCTTCTTTCTTCTATACTTTTGTTTCCTTCTTTATATATGATTTGTGATTTTATATATCCCTTTTGTATTAGCTGGTTTATCCATTTTGAAATAGATTTCTTAGATACCTTATATAACTCTGCAAAGTAATTATTACTAGCCCAGCAATAACCTTTTTCATTACATAAAGCAGTTATTTCCCCATATAGTAGCTTTGCATTAGGAGTTAAATCATTATCATATCTTACATTAGCTGGAATTATCGCATAATAAGATTTTTGTAATTCATTCATTATCTGCTCCCCCCTTTTATAAAATGTCAAATTTCGTATCTTTATAGTTATATTATACTATTTTTGTCTTACATTGTAAATACTTGTCTTGCAAAATAATATAATGATATTGCTTTATCTTACTTAAATATGTTAAAATGTAAATAAAAAATAAAGGTGGTGTGTTATGACAACTAAACAATTTACATTTAGAATGCCAAATGATTTAAGAGAAAAACTAGAGCAAATAGCAATTAAAGAAGATAGATCTTTATCGAATCTAATAATTAAAATTTTAAAAGATTATGTTAAAGTTAACTCGGAGAAAGGGGAATAAACTCCTTTCTTTTTTTGTTACTTATCTCTCTAGTTTCTCTATATAGTTTGCTTACTGTCAATCTTAGCTTGTAATTTACTCCAATGAAATCCACCTGCTGTTTTTTGTTTCCCTCTGCAACATGCGGAAATACAACTTCTATTTATTTTGGTCTTATCAGCAGCTTCTTGAATGCAACTATAAGTTATACCTGTTTCTATACATAAAATTTTTTCAGCTTGATAATTATCACCATAAGCGAATTGTCCCTTTCTATGTTCAGATATTCTTCCTTTTACTGTTCCATAATTGAGATTATATTTTTGAGTACACCATTCTAAATTTTCAACACAATTATTAAGTTTATTTTCGTCCTTATGATTAATTATCGGATAATTATTTGGGTTTGGTATAAATGTCTTTGCTACTAATCTATGAACTAAAAAACTTTTTTGAGTTTTGTTTTTATTTAAATTTATCATTTCATATTTACAGTTTTTTCTAAAATAAGGTTTCTTTATTTTTTTAGTTTTTAAAATTTTAACTTCTCCTAAATTACTTATCTGATAAATTCCTTCATAACCTTCTATATCTTTCCAAATTCTTTTAGGTAACATCATATTAATTTTCTCCATTCCCTATAAGATTTTCATATCCTAAACATACTGTATCGTACTGTTGTTTATTTAAATTTTTAGGCTCTACATTAAATTTCTTAAAAATTTGCTCTTTTACTTTATCATTATTAAATCCTGCTTTATATCCTAATGCGAAAAGTCTGGCTAACTGCTTGTCCGATAATTTTCTAGTGCTTGTTGTATCTATTTGACTATGTGATTTGTTGCTATCTTCTTTACCATGAATTGCATCTGCATCTTTTACATCGTCTATACAGAACATTCCATTCAATGCGTATTTTCTAGCATAACTTGAACAACTTCCAGTTACTTGTGCTAGGTCCATCCCCTTCTTATTTTCATCTTCTCTAGCTAGAGATTTATTTTCTAACGCTTCTCCAGTTTCTATATCTATAAACTTGCAAGTTGCTTCTACATAATATCTATCTCCTACTAGTTTTATTTCATCTGTAAGGATAACAGTTGCCTTTATTTGTTTTAGTAATGGTTTTAAACCTTCCAATATATCCTCACAGCTTCTGTAGCTATAACCCCCAAATTTATTAAATTGGCTTTTAGGTGCTTTTAATTCTGTTTGCACATCTAATAGCTTCTTGTATATACTACCTGCCATTAAAATTCACCTTCCTTTTCTAATTCTTCTATATTAAGTCGTAAAGCATATAATAGGCTACTTTCGTAACTATCATGCTCTCTATTTCCTATTTTTTCATATGTTTTTATGTAATGTCTTTTAAAATCTCCTATTGTCATGTTTTTTCTGTTATTTAAAGCAAATTCTGCTCCTTCTATGAAACCTAATCGACCTTCTGGGTCGCTTTCATTTCTGTATAATCTAACTAGGAATAATCTTTGTTCTAGTGTTTTTATGTCGGATTGTTTTACTCCCTCAGATTGCAATTTTAACTTCATATTATCCCCCTTTTATGTTATAATTTAAGTATCTTATATTACATATAGTATTTGTTAGCTATCTAGATTCGGTACTCTAGATAGCTTGTTTTTTTATGAGATAAAATCTAGGTATGCATGATCTAAGATGTCATATAATTCTGCTGATTGTTGTTCATATTTTGAGTATGCTTGATTGATTATGTTTTCTTTTTCTTCTGTTGATATGTCATGTCTGCCTGAGTTGTCTAAGAATATTTTGTAGTATGCTAAGTAATTTTCTTTATCTTGAGCTTCAACAAGCTCTTTTACATCATTGTAAATTTGTTCTTTTGTTTTCATTTGTTTATTCCCCCTTCTTAATGCTATTTACAGCTTTTTTAACTTGTAACATTGCTATAAATTCAACAATTGTAAGTTCTGGATTTTCTTTTGTTATTCTATGTAATTCTTCTAAAGTACAAGTTATTGTCATTTAATCACCTCCTTTTTAAGCGCCAGCACTTTCTTCTCGTGCTTGTAGATAATTGTATTTTGCTATTTCGTAAAACGCTTTCTTTATATCTTTTAATATTACTGCTCTTTCCTCTTCTGTAAGTCCTACTGGTGACATCATAATCACTTTTGCTCTGTCGTTTTCATACTCATGTGTTACTTTATATTCCATCTAAGCACCCCCTTAGTAAAAATATGCTGTCTGAAATTTGTCCTATTCGTGTATGCTTTTCCACCATGCTCCTAGGAAGAATCCTATTGAAAAAACTATACTTACTACTATGTATTTTGACATTGCTACCCCCTATCTGCTGTAATCAACTACTGTGTTATTGCCTTGTTTTCTAAGTAAAGCAAACTTGTTTTGTATTTTATGATACATCTTTATTTCTTGTTGGAATGGAGTTATAATGCTCCATTCTTCTTTATAACCTCTAGCTCTTAAAATATCACTTACTATTTCTACTTCTTTTCTGTAAAAATGTTCTGTTCCTGTGTATATCGCCATATTTAGTTACCCCCTAAAAGCCCTCTTTCGTTAACTTCATTTAATAACTGTTCATCTGTATATTGAGATAAAATTTGTTTTACCTTTTGATTTTCTTTTTCTAACTTTTTATAGTATTTTTGAACCCTTTCCTCCATTGCTTTATTTGTTATAAACTCTACATGTTGCACACAATAATTAAGAACTATTGTCATAAATTCATCATCATTTATTTTTGGATCTATCCCTGATATGTCGTCTATGTATTCGAATCCTTCGTCAGAGCTATCTCCTATATAAACCTTTATGTAGTAAGGATATCTTTCGTCTAGTGCAAATTTAAGACTTCCAGCCCCTATTTCTATCACTCTAACATTTGCTCTCTCTATTCTTATGTCTCCCAAATAAGTAAATCCAATTTTTTTATTATCTTCCATATTTAATCCTCCTAATTATAAAAATCTGATTTTGTAACTTCGTTAACTGGTAATCCTAACTCTAATTGCTTGTTATGATCTTTTATTAATCCATCTTTTATAAGAAGTAATCTAAAGGTTTCTTTACCTCTAGGAGTTATAAGTGTTTGTGTGTCGCTATGTCCCCAAGCAGTTGTAAATTCTTTTAATTCAAAGTACTTCATCTTATTTGCATAAGGTTTAATTTTTCTTTTTTTATCTCTGTAGCATAAATTCTTTTGAATTAACCACTCTGTAAAAGTTCTTTCTTTTATTCCTAATTCTTTAGCAGTATCTCTTATATTTGTAAGTAAGTTGTTATCTACTAAAGCATCAAAATATTCTGCCTTTGGAGCCATTTCTCCTATAACTTCTGATTGTTTTTCTATGACTTTTGTTTGTTGTTTATTTTCTAGCTGTAATTGTTGTCTTTCTTTTTCTTCCTCTATCCACTTTTCAGCTCTCTTTACTCTGTCGTCTATCATGTAGGAAGGTTTGTTTTGTTCTTTTATGTACTGTTCCATTTTGTTGAAAGCTTCTATATATTTAAGTTTCCACTGTAATGCTTTAGCTCCAGTAAATCCCATTACAAGTAAACTAAAACCATCCCTAGTAAGTAAATATTCTTTGTAATATTGCTTATTTTGTGGATGTTGATATTTACTTTCTATAAATAGGGGTCTGCTCAAATTTGAGCAACCTTCTTTTACTATATTTTCAACATCTCTAAGTACATTTCTGTGTTCTTTTTCAAAATTATTAGCTACCTCTCTACTGCTAACTACTGGTTGACCTTCGTATTCTTTTACATCTATGCTCGCTACTAGATTATTCATTTCATCTATATAGTTCATATTTCAATCTCCTCTCTGCAAGTACATCAAACTTGTTTGCACATTATTTAGGTGAATTTAATTTGTATTCATTATTAAAAAAAATTTCTTCTATAGAACAGTCAAATATATCTGCAATCATCTTGGCTTTATCTAATGATGGTTTAGCTATCCCTAATTCATAACAAGAAAATGCTTGTCTTGTTACCCCTATTTTTTTAGCTAAATCTATCTGTCTATACTTTTTCTCTACCCTAAGTTCTCTTAATTTATTCATTTGTTTATCACCTCCTCTAGGTTGAATTATTTTTGTTTTTTTAATTTTAGTTAAGTTTTATTTGCTTTTATACTTTTATTATAGGCAAGTATAACTTGCTTGTCAATAATTTTGGCAAAAATTTTTTATTTTTATTATAAAAAAGATAAGGAATATTTGCATAAATGGAGAATATATAAGTATAATTTACTTATATTAAATTAGTAACTACTTGTAACATATTACTAGATATAAATCAATGTGATAAAAAGAAGGGAAAATAAAATGTTAGCTAAGAGATTAAGAGAACTAAGGGAAGAAAACGAATATACTCAAAAAGATATTGCTGATAAAATAGGTTTAACAAAAAGTGCATATGGCTATTATGAAAGAGGAAAGAGTGTTCCAGATGCACAAACGCTCGTACAATTATCAAAAATATTTGATGTAACTACCGACTACTTACTTGGTCTATCAGATGATAAAAAACCTATAGAAGATATAACAGAAAGGCAAAAGAAAGCAATAAGATTAACTGATCAGTTAACAGATGAACAATTTGAATCTATTTTAGAAATGGTATTAAGTTTTAAAAAGGACTAGGAAAAACTCCTAGTCCTTTTTTATATCGATTTACTTTTCTTCATTATTTGCTTTTTTTATTTCTTTTTCGGCAAGTTGTATGTATAACTCTAAATGGTTTTGACCTAATAATTTTATTATTTCATCTCTTTCTAATATATTTTGCATGTTGCCCCCCTAATTCATTTT